GTTTTTGGTGGATTACAAGCTGGTCCCGGCGACGAATTATTACGAGGGACAGGGATTGTGGTGTGATCCATCGGTGGAAAGTGCGGCGAATATTATGCAGCAGATAGTAAAGCGTCCATTGATGATTAACGCAAAGGCGCGTCAAGCCCGGATCGATGCGTCACGGTTTACCTACGCACGCATGGTTGATGGGTATATTGATGTCATCAATAAATATTTTTACAGCACGTATGGATATTGATGAATTGGTCACGGAAATCGAAGCCATTTCCATGGATACAAGCTGGACTCAGGATGAGCAATACAGTGTGTTTGCTCAACCAGACAAAAGCTACTATTTAGATCAGCGTGAGCGTTTTGAGCACAAATACCGCACGTTCCGGGCAGTATCAATGGTTTTGAGACCAGAGGTCATTGTTGAGCTGGGCACTCACGCTGGCAGCGGGGCAGACGCATACCTGTCTGGGGTTGACTATGGGGCTCATTACATAGGTTATGATTCGTTCGGTGTGTTGGAGGTCGATGGTTTTGGGGTATACGACCCACAAAAACGATGCCGGGACATGTTCAGGGCTCGAGGGTATGATGACTTCAACCTCATCACCTGTGACCTCAGGGATATGCGAACAACCCCAAAAGCAGACCTGTTTTGCGTTGACGCAGGGCATGACTACCGAAATGCCTACCAGGATTTATTGCTGGCGTTGCGTTCGGGATCCAGGTGGATACATGCGGACGACTACTGTGGGAACGAACTGCGATTGGCGATCAGGGATATCACCATGAATTATGCCGATCATTTTTCAGGCATGGCGGAGATTGACCAAGTGAGCGGTAGTTTTCTGCTGGAGGTCAGGCAATGATTTTTAGACCAGGCACATGGGACCAGGCAATCTTCGACTGCGTCTACACGAACAACGAATACCGGGTTAATAATTTTCTCGGAAAAACCATCGTTGATGTGGGGGCACATATCGGTTCGTTCTCGCTGCTCGCTGCCCATAGGGGTGCATCCGTTGTCTACGCATACGAACCCAACAAACACAATTTTGAGATCCTGACGCAAAATGCTCTGGGCACTGTGGTTCGCCCGTGGAATAAAGGCGTTCATGCTTCGAGCGGTCTACACCTTCAAAGTATGCAGTGCAGCATGCCTGAGAACACAGGGGGGTGCCCGACAGTTCTGGATAGTGATGGGGAGATTGAAACGGTTTGCATGAACGACATCATCGATCAGTTGGGGCACATCGACATCCTGAAGCTTGATTGTGAGGGTGCGGAATACCCGGCATTACTGCACTGCACCAAACTGGATCGATTGTCATCAATCGTCGGGGAATACCACGGTCACGCAGAGCATACAATTGATGAGCTAAAGCAATACCTGAACAGTCACGGTTTCAGCGTTGGGCTGGAACCTACGGAAGGTGGACTCGGGCATTTCTTTGCAATTCGATTATGATTATTACGGACCCCATACACGAATACAACCCAGAGCTAACCATTGATTGGCTTCGAGAGCACTGCCCGGTCGATCATCGATTTGATCGCTTAATGTCGATCGATCGATCGATCATACGATGTCGGGACGCATCAGCAACAATAACTGCGTCACTGTTTAATCGGGACACAAATGATCCGACTGGGATGACCAGGACATCCGAACCAAATTTTCGAAAACGATATTTTGCGTCACTGCTGAACAACATCCAGTGGCTAGAAGCAACCGACATGGGTTGTGATTTGTTCGTGGAACCCAGCATCGCAGATGAGGTGATGAGGCATGTCACCTCTGCGAAAGTGAACCTTCACATTATGGAGGAAAATTCCTTAGCCGCGACAGGAATGTATTGGAGATTTCTCGCGTTCGACATGGATGAGGAATGGAGACCTGATCAGGTGGTTCTGTGTGATGTTGACCTGGAGTGGGAGCATCACGTTCCCTTCCTTCTCGAGCACTGCCCGGTTGCTCCCGTCTTTTACAGCAGGTCTGGGGATCCGTTTTCTGAGACGGATGATTGCTCGAAATACACCCCGATCAGCTGCGGGTATACGGCATTCGAGAAGTCTGCCCTCGATTGGAAGTTTTCTGAAATAGTCCCCAGGTTTTTATATTATCAGTGCTACAAGCAGTTCTATGAGCCCCGCAACAAATGGAACGGACCGCACCCGCTAATGCCACACGGTTTTGGTAACACATGGAACCTGTACGGCAGCGACGAACGCTTCTTTGCTAAAGTGGTGTATTATTACCTTAAGCGTCAGGGATGCTTAAAGATGTTGGTTCAAAGGGAATGTTTTGACTCGCCCCACGCACCGGAAAAAGCGGACATGGAATTTACCGAGAAATTCGGAGGAAAAATCATCTGTGTCTAATGCCAATCCACGCAAAACCAACCAGGGTTACTGGTCCGCAGAAAAGCTCGATCGATCGATCTCTCGTCCACCTCGACAGGTTCGCCGCCGATGTGTTCGGTCTCAAACTCTACAAATGGCAGAAGCAGGTTCTGGGTGATCTGGACGAAGCTGGATCCAGGGTTGCCCTTAAGGCAGCGAACGGATCAGGGAAGACCGCCATGTGTGCGGCACCTGCGGCTTTGTGGCATGCGCTCATGTTCCCAGATTCTGTGTGCGTAACAACATCCGGTGTTTATCGTCAGGTCAAGGAGCAGATGTGGCCAACGATCAGATCCCTCTCCAACTCGGTCAAAGATTTTGGTATCGAGATCAATCAGACGGATCTTCGAATACCCGAACTGAACTCTCGCATCGTTGGTTTCTCGACAGACGACCCGGGTAGGTTTGAAGGTTGGCATGCAGAGAACCTTCTCATCATCGTGGACGAAGCTAAGTCCGTAAAAGACGGCATATTTGAAGCGATTGAAAGGTGCCAGCCGAATCGCATGCTCGTCATGTCGTCGCCCGGCGGGAACTCGGGTGAATTCTTTCGGATTTTCACAAAGCACCATGACATGTATCGACTTCACACGGTCACGTCATTTGACTGCCCGCACATTCCGAAAGTGTGGGTGGATCAGCAAATCAAAAAATGGGGTGAGGATCATCCGCTTGTGCGCTCCATGATCTTTGGGGAGTTTATGCAGACTTCAGATGAGTCATTACTCGTCAACTACGATTCCTACCAGGCGTGTTTACGGAACCCACCGAAATACGAAAATGGAGGAATAGTCGCCGGGGTAGACTTCGCCGGGGGCAACGACGAGAACGTGGTTGCGATCAGGGAAGGAAACAAAATCAAAAAGATCGTCGCGTGGACAGACCGCGACACGATGGCATCTGTGGGTCGCTTCATCGTAGAGTTCACTAAGGCAGGTTTGAAACCGGAGGATGTGTTCTGTGACGAGGGTGGACTCGGTCGCCCGATGGCAGACGCACTGCGAGATGCGGGTTGGCCCATCAACCGTATTAATTTTGGGGCTCGTCCCCGGGATCCAGAAAAATTCACGAACCTGGCGGCGGAGATGTGGTATGAGACTGCTCGCCTGATCGAGAAGAACGAGATCATCCTACCGACCGACGACGAGGTTTTGATGGCACAGCTCACCAGCAGACGTTGTCGGGCGAATAAGGCTGGCAAATTGGAGTTGGAGACGAAGGGTGAGATGAAGGCGCGAGGGCTGGCATCACCCGACCGGGCCGATGCTGTTTGTATGTCTGTCGCGCTCGGTCATGAGCATGACTACATGACTCAGTTTTCTAAGCCAACGATCGAGGAGATTTTTGCCGGGATGGAACTCGACGTTGAAGCTCCGGACTCTCGCAGGGGTTTTGATTGCGGCTAAAGGGAAAAATTTGTTTTGAGATCTCCCTCAGATTGGGCCAATGCGGGGTAAATGGATTACTCGGATCTCTATGCCAAATCCTCCCAGGATCTACAGGATAGGTCACAGTGGGAGACCAGGCAGCGTCAATTCTACGAAATGCGTCACCACGGTTTGCGCCGCAAAACCAAACCCTGGCCCGGCGCATCAGATGCTCATTTCCCGCTATCCGACACGATTATCACCAACCTCAAACCCTACTACGTCCAGCAGCTGTTTGCGTTGGACACAGTCGCATCGTTTGTCTCTCTCCAGCAGCAACAGGCATCGTTGACCACTGCTGCCAGTCAGTGGATGGACTACAAACTCAAACACAGGTCCAACCTACAGACCGAGATTATCTCGACGATTGACACCATGCTGTTGACCGGGCGAGGGATTTTGAAAGTCACATACGATTTGGATCGCAGTCAGCTCAACTTTGAGAATGTGGATCCAATGCACCTCATTGTTCCCTCTTACTGCAAAGACATAGAGACCGCTGATCGCATCACGCACATCCAACACTACTCCCCGGATTCATATCGTCGGAAGGCCGGGTTTAATCAGGACGAAGATTTTATCTCCCGGGTAACAGGTGGGAGCGCAAATGATCGCGGCGACCACAACAGGCATCAGATCGCGAAACAGCGTGAGGGGGTGATCGACACCGATAA